CTTTTGTATATTGCCTTTAAGATAGCCTACAAACTGTTCTTTAGTCATGCTGGCTTCAATGGCATCAATACACTCGATGCAACCATCTGTGTAGTGCTTTGGGCTGTTTACATTGTCACTCATTCTTCAGGGAATGTTCTAATTTCCTTTACCATATTTCTAGGTATGACCATTGGTGCATGAATCCATTGTCCATCTGATTCGTAATGGTCAGTACATAATATATATGCATCTTCAGTCATATTGATTAGAAATCCAACTGTAACTCGCATTAATGGCTGTAGTTCCATAGCATCTTCTAAAGGCACATCGACAGCATTTATGTATGCATCTCCCCATGTAACTATTGCTATGCTGTATTTCATACCATAAAAACTAAAATTAATAACGCAATCACTATGTTACCTATTATGAACATAGCTACAAATTCATCTTGGCTTAATGATTCTAGTTTACGCATAAACAAGAAAAGCCATCTCATTTGTCCTTGCCCATTTTGCGTTCAAAGGTACGCAAACTTCCCATTCCTAATAATCCCATAAGTACTGGCATCATCACGCTTGTGTCAGCTTGTGGTATGGTTATGCCAAACCCTGCTGATAAAGGACTTACCAGGAAGTTTATAGCCATGCCAATCACACATATCCAGCCGGTAGCAGGTCGCCAACCAGATTGAAACCAATTGCCTTTAGCTTCTTGTTTATTAAGTTCTATCTGATTTAACTGTATTTGGTGCTGATTATCCATCAGCATCTTTTCTAACTCTGCTTGGGCTTTTCTGGCTTCTTCCTTATTAGGAACAAACCTGTCAAGTATTTCACCTGCTTGAGGCAACAAGTCTTTGATTAAATTCGACATTTGCTTGCATCCTTTCTATAAACTCTTGTTGTTGGGTAATAGTGCGCTGAAGTTGCGCGAGTTCACTCTGCAACTTGCAGATTTCATTTACGAACCTTATGCGTTCATCTGTATTTATCATCATAATTGCCCTCTCTAATTAACAATTATGATTATACTTTTACACTAAGTTATTGATATTTGCAAATATTTCGTGATTATGCGTTTAGCTTTTGTTCAAAATATCTATCTAGCTTTTGTTCTAACTTGCATAATGTCTCAAATATTCTATCAACGTCATCACTTAATTCTTCTTTAGTAACATAGCCTTTAGCTATTTCTTCTCGTGTCTTATTTACTAATATATCGAGTCTTTTCTGTTCTGTCGATAAGGCTTTTAATGTATATCCAAGTGGCACTATAACTAATGTCACTACAATATTCCAAAGCACAATCATATCAACTTCCATATAATTTATATTTTATGTTACTGCGTGTGAAAAATATATACCAAACCCTAAGACTGTAATAAATAAGGTTAAAAAATATATTTTATCTTTAGTGTTCATTATCCTAGTGGGCTATTTAATGCATCAAAGGCATCCCATAATTGGTCAACCTCAGATGCAAATTCTCGCATGGCTTCTTCGTATTCATCTACTGTTCGTTCAATACTTTCAACGAGTTGTTGATTATCCTCAACAATGTCAGTAGTGGTGGCAATTCTATCCCGCAAATCCAGCAATAATTGTTGCTGTTGCATAATGGTTTCTAAATTAGCTGCTAATGTCGCTAATCGCGCCTGTAACGTGCCTATTTCGCTCTGGGCTAGGTTTTCCTCGATTAAACTAATTCTACGCTCAAATGGGGCTAATTCAGGCACTACAATAGACGCTAATTGACTCTCTAATGTGTCAATCCTCGTCATAAATTCTGAAAAAGAATAAATGAATCCTGACATGGTCGATATGATAGTAAATCCAATAGCTAAATAAATACCCTTAAATTTAATACCAGATATCGTTAGCTCTGAATCCTGTAGGCTCATTACAGTGCATTACCTTCATAGATAGACATACCAGTATTATATATATCGTCAATCGTTTTCATGGCACTACCTAAGAAACCATACATAACGTGAAAGGCTTGTCCATCATTGTAAAAGGTTATGCCATCTTGTATAGCGTTATAGCTAACAGTCATGGTAGATACATTGATGTTATAAGAATCAGCTACAGAATCATTAGATGAGGTTAATGCTTCATTCTGGGAAGCTGCAAGATAAGCAGCAGCATTGATAGCGTGATTGCTTACATCTTCTAGGCTTGTATTGTAATTATCTACCTGTGTTTGCGTCAGCATGACAGAATTATCTTGAATATAGTCTTGCATTTGCTGTTCCTCTTGGACTGTATCTGCTTCACTTGCCATTTCAAAGATATTGACAACTGTAATCATAGAAGTGGTAGCTGCCACAAAGTCATCTACTGCGCTTTCTAATTGAACCATCTCTGTTTCATGTGCGTCTTGAAGTAAAGCCTGAGTATTATAATAGACAGCATTTTGTACAGCAGACAGCGCATTATTGTAGTTTGTCATCTGTAATTCTGTGATAAGTGCTTGGTCTATTGTATTTGTAGGTGCAATACCACCGACACCAGCGTAAAAATTTAGCCCCTGAACTGCATAATGACCTAAATCAACTGTATCTATAATCGATGCAGATGCGTCAATTAATTGCTGTATTGTTCCTGCTGAATCTGTTTGTGACCAGGCGATATTGCTCAGAGATAGATAAATCAGTATTCCTATTAGTATTTTGTGTTTCATATCCTATGCCTAATACCATGTTATAAAATTCAATATCATCATTATAATCTTTTATAAATATTTCTGGTTGTCTTTTCATGTATAAATACGCAACTCTACCTACAATTAATTCACCATTAATGACTATAGGGCAAGGCGTAGAACTTGTAAGCATGGCTCTAAATATAGATGAATCTTGACATAACAATGCTATGGCTGCTATTGACATTCCATTATCTTTAAGTGCTTTGCTATCTCTGCGTAACTCACACTCATAATCTATCCGGTAATTACCCATAGACATTCCCATAAGTGATACCTGGATACTACCACCACTTGAAATCAAGCATGACTCTGAGCCATTGAACATATAAGTTGGGGATATTGCACTCGGTGGTGGCGTTGGACTACCTGAACCTGCGCCATTATAGTTATTAGTCGTATCTACGTTATTACTCGATACTGTACTATCTATTGTGGTGCTGTTTAAATCGCCTGTTTGTTGTCCATAAAGTGCAATGGGCAACCATAAGATTAACAGTTGCCCTATGCGTTTCATTTATTTGTTAGGCATCTTAGCTTTGCCAATGTTTAAGGCAAGAAGTTCAAGGATTTTATAGACTTTGCCTAGAATAGCATCATCTTTAGGGGTTGGAGTTAATGCACATACCATGCTAGCAATAGCTATGATTTGTGGGATTAGCTCGATTAACATGAAAATATCAGTCAGCATTGTTTTGTTCCTCAGTTAGTTTCTGCTTTAGTGTATCAAAGAATGATTTTTTTGCAGTATTAACTTGGTCAAGTTTAAAGGCTAATTCATCTGCTTTATTCTGTAAGTCTTGTATTTGTAAGACTAGATAGCGTTGCTGTTGGTCTAAATCTGAGACTTTGTATACTTTCTCATCAATAGTTATGGTTTGTTCTGGTTGTTGTTCTTCAGACATAATGACTCCCTTATTAAGTTTATTACCAAGCCAATCCAGCGATAGATGTTGGATTTGCTAATGCGTCTAGTTGTGATTGTAGTCCTGCTTCGATAGCATCTTTGTCAATGCTTTCGTGTCCGTGTACCCATGCTAAGACTGTTGCTTCATCTAAGCTATCAAAGCCTACGAAGCCATCAGCTGATGCGTCAGGACTGAATCCTACTGTGCCATAGTTTGATGCGCTATGCTCACCACTTGTTGCACTTACACGCCAATGAACAGTAGTCACACCACCATCACTAGCATTTCTTTCCATTTGATTTATATTCCATGTTGCCATGTTAATTTCCTTCTAATGTTTGTATTCTTGCTTTCAAATCTTCTATGATTGCTTGTTGTTCTTGGATTGCTTTTAGCAAATAAACAGATAGCATACTGTATGGGATATTATCTGGCTGTGGTTCATCATAGCCTTCAATCTCTCTTAAATTTACAAGCTCTGGTATTTGCTCAACAACTTCTTCTGCAATCAAACCAAAGCATGGATTGCCTGTATCTATTTCATCAAAAGTTACTGGTCTTAAAGCATTAACCTTATCTAATACTGATGGTAAATCTTGTATGTTTTCTTTGTATCTTTGTGATGAAGTTTGATAATAGATTAGCCCATCTGACGTATTGAATCGAACATCTGAATTAGCACTAGCAGAACCAAGCATTGAAGGGTTATACATATAGCCAGAACTATCAATACGCATACGAAGTGCTGTTGATTGGTAAAAGTCTAAAGCATTACTACCACCTGTTGCTATTTCCCATTTATCACTAGTTGAAACTCCTTTTAAAGTTATACTTGCAAGGTTATTACCTGAACCTGTGTCATCAATTGATAATAC